GTGGCTGGCTCAGTCGCGCTCGGGTTGCCGGCTGCGTCTACCACGCGGACCCAGTAGTAGCGGGTCGTCGTGTCGAAGCGGTAAATGAAGACGCTTGTCGCCGTGCCTTCCCATATCTTAGTCGCCGAGGCAAACGGCGAGGCGCTGGTGTATTCCCAGAGCTGGTAGACGCTGCCAACCGCAAAGTCGGCCGGCGGCGTCCATGAAAAGTTGATGCCGTTTTGGTCGCCCAGCGCTTGCAAGGCCGTCGGCTCGTCTGGCGTCTGCGTGCCGGGCGTCGGGTTCAGGACGTTGTCAGGGTCGGTGTAGTCGTAGTCCCAGCCAGGATGGGTAAACATGGGCGGGATTTGCGTATAAAACAGTCCATTCGGTGATGGAGACTCGTTTGATATGTAGTCAATATAGCTGACGAACTTGCAGTCGAAAGTGTCAACAGTGCGCTTTTGACCATCTGACACAAAGCCTTGGCCCTGCACGCTTGCTACGAATCCAGAAAATGTAATGCCATTGTAGGTCTGCGAGTAGTTGTCGCTAGCACTTCCGCGCAAACTTTGATCGTCAGAGCCTTGGTAGAGATCGAAACCACCACTGGCAACCACGCCATAATCAGTTCTGGTGTCGGTAAAAAATACTACAGCGTTTTGTATAAATTGAACGGTGCCGCCCGTTGCGGTGCCGGTGTAAATCCCGCCATATCGCACGTCTGCCGCCGTCAGCGTGGCGCAGTCGGCGCTGCTGTCAACAATGCCAAACACCATCCTTGAAAGGTAGCTTGGAACTGGACTGGATAATGCGCTATGACCGCTAACGCTAAAATTTGAAAAAGCCGACGTGTAAGCTTGCCCAAAGTGCGTGTAGCCTGAAAAATACTTGCCAGTCGTTTTTGACGGATTGGCGTCGAAATATGCCTCAACCAATATTGGCTCATAGGTCATGACTGCCTGCGCGTAGGCATACTCGCTGATTGATGCAACGCCGGGCAGGGACACCGTACCAGCGCCCGGCGACCGACCAGAAATGGGCGAGGTGGTGTAATTAGACTGATTTGGGTCTACATAGACAGTCAGCAAGGCGGGATTAGTGATGGCAAACTGCGGCGTGAAATTCAGGTTGTTGGCGCTTGCGGACGTGTCAACAATGCCGCCGGTCAGCAGGTCGCCCTGCGTGCCAGAGGTCCAGGCCATCCCGAGATAGTATTCAGACGTATAGGTCGGGGGCGTATTGAGGGTCCAGGCATTTGCATCGCCGCCCAGCACCAAATTAAACCGCACCGCGTCTAGGCTTGGGTCGTTGTAGTAGCTGTCCGCATAGCCGGCGCTTTCTGGGCTGGACAGCGTGATGCTGTTTAGCGGGATGAAGTAGTTTGCCGCCGGGAACTGCCCCTCGCCGTAGTCGTCGCCGTCCACTGACGGATCGCCCCAGGAGGCGCTGTTGTCTTCTCGCACGACGATCTCAACAAAGCCACGCGGGTCGAACTTCCACGACTCGCAACGCACAGTCTTATTGGTCCAGCCAAGCGCGGACAGGGTCACAGTGCCGGTTTCGAATGGCTTGATCTTCCACGCAGACATGCCGCAGCGCAGGGTCGCCCGCTGGTTATTGCGTGACTGTCGAAGGATCAGCCGCGCCATGCGCTGCGCTTCGTAGACGTTAGTGGTACTTGGAAATTCAACTTCCCGATAAAACGTGCCACCGTCTTCGGTAGCGTAGTTTTCGCTGATGATCGGCGGGAATTCCAGCAACTGATAGTTGTTAAATGAGTCAATAAACCGACCGCGGACAGCGTTGAACTTCTCGTTGAACGGTAGCGCAGTGATTACGTCCACGCCATCGTCGATCAGGTCGTCTGCGGTCAGCGTGAAGGCCGACGCAGACCAGGCGCCGGCATAGATGCGCCACTTGCCGCCCGAGTAGTAGCAGGCGCCCATCATGGCTTGTGCGATGGCTTGGATGTTGTCCTCAAACCGATCTGTGGCCACCAGCACCGTGTTGCAGGTGTAGCGCTTTTGGGTCGTAGTCCCGCCGCTTCCGTCAGGCACGCTGACGTTCTCGTCGCAGATGTCGGCGGCGTCGGCAACCGTGGCCCAGTCGACCTTGTTGTAGTCCTCGCCAAGGCCGACGCGGCTGCTGATCAGGTAATCAGCTAGGCACAAGGCCGGGTTGTTGCTGTATTCAAACGTTGACGGGTTGTCGAGGCGGTGCGACCCGCTGCCGCCGATTGCGGTCTGGGTGCTGTCCTTGCGCGGGTCGTAGACCTTTTTCCCTTGCACCAGGCAAGTCACCTGCGGCCTGCCTGTTGCAAACACCTTAGTGTCGAACTCGTAGGTGAGTGCCAAATATGCCACGCCACGGCCGCGATGGTTCACCGTCCACTGGCTGAAAGCGGTCGTCAGCTTGTAGTCGGAGGTTTGCGAATCCTGGCCCTTGTAGCGCCTGACCCACGCCTTGTTAGCATAGGTGCCGGTCGTGATTTTGCCGTCGTTTTCGGAGCCGGTAATGGATGAGATGGTGCCGACGGCGTCTTGGTTGAAATAGACGGTCGTGATGTCGTTGACCTCATGCCCGGCAATCGCCAGCACCTGATGCAAAAACTTGTTTTTCTCACCAGAAGTAAGCGGCGGGATGACGTTCAGGCCGCTGACCCGCATCTGCCCATAAATAATGCGCCGGCCCTCGACTGTGCCGTAGTATTCCTGGTCTTGAGACCGGCGCGGAATTTTAGGCTTGCCCAGCAGCAGTTCTGAGACTTTCTGTAAGCCGATGCTGGTGCCGATTGCGCCCAGCGTGTAACCGACAAAAGACGCGATCTTGACCACGGTGGCGCTGGCGCCGGCGGCCAGTGCGACGTTGACAAAGAATGCAGCAACAGCCTGTGGCATTAAATCGTCCAGGTCTCAAGGGTTAATGACTTAGGCACAAACACCACGCCAGCCGGTCCCATAGCGGCAAGTTCTAGCCCGACGCAAAGGCCCAGCGTTTCGCCCTCCTCGCCGTTCCAGAGCACCACGTCGCCTCGCTGCGGCCGAATGCGAGAGGCCTGGCCAAGGTACTCGCTGACAGCAGGCCCGATCCCGCCTTGACTGGCGATATAGCGCAGAGCGCTGGCGTGGTCCGTGTAGCGCTCGCTCAGTTGCTGCACAAACCTGCCATTGGTCATGGCATCCACCACATGCGCCACAAATAGGCAGCAGTCGTTGCTGCCCCAAGCAAACGGCGTGGCGGTTCGCTGATTGATTGCGTCCCACATTGCGGTCGGCCAGTTGTGCTTTTTAATCATGAAGCCCTAAAAGCTGAGCCTTCAAACTCAGACCCACTGCCGCCAGACGACCCTCCACCTCCGCGATGACTGCCGCGCACGTCGCGCTGGCCCCAGCGGCCGACGTAGTTTGGAATGGTGTGCAGCAGGTCAAAGAAGCGGTCGCCAGGGAAAGCGAGCTTCTGGTCCTGATCGCTGAAGCGTGCGATCAGCGGCTCGCGGCGCAAGCGGTACTCGCAGGACAGCTTGACCGTTCCTTCGCCCTTGCTGGCGTTGACCGTGATCTGGTTCATGCGGCCTTCCCAGACGGTCTCAGGCGTGGCCACAAAGGCATTGGACGAGTCCAAAAAGCCGAGGTAGATGGTCACGGGCCGGTTCTGGTAGTTCTCAGTCATAGCCGACGTGACGATGCTGCTGTCCACGCCAGACAGCGTCAGCGTCAAAGACTTGGCGACAAGTTCAATGGCTTCGTCTGCGGAGTCAATGCTGCCAAAACTGCCGACGCCGAGGTAGTTATTGCCGCCGAAGGTCAGCGTGCCGATGCCGTCGTGCAGGTACAACGTGGCGCTGGCAAACTCAAGCTTGGCCAGCACCACCATGGTCAGGTTCTGTTTGGCGGCTTCCGTTTCGTTTGTTGCAGATGCGAATCGGGTCATGGCTTCCTGTAGGCAATAAAAAAGCCGCCCGAAGGCGGCTTGTGGTGGTCGGTATTGCTTAGGCTATGCGCGGCCCAAGGCGCCGCGGCTGATGTCGTCGTTAATGACGGCGCGGGCAAGCTGGACGGTCTGCTTGGCGTGCTCGCTCAGGATTGCGGGCAGTTGCTTGATCAGGTCTTGTGTCGCG